CCTCGTGCCGGGCGAAGTAGCTCGCCATCCGCTTGACGGTGTCGAGCGAGAGCGGCCGACCGTTGGCAATGTCGCGGGCACGGGCCACGCCGATCTCGGTGCCGCCGCGGTTGAACTCACGACGCCAAGCCAGACCACGCTCGGCCTCTTCCGCCATCTCGGCGGTCGGCTTGTACGACTCTTCGGCGATCACGCCCGGCTCGCCGGCAGCGGCCACGGCTTCCGCCTGGGGCACGACGACCTGGGCGGGCCGGTCGCCGATCGAGAGCCCCAGCTCGGCCATAAGCTGCCGCTCGGCAGCGATCTGCCGGAGTTCGACATCCCATTGCTTGCCCTGCCGGGCGTACTCGGCGGCGAGGCTCGTCGTGAGCGTGGCGAGCTTCGTCTCGGTGGCGTTCGCTTCCTTGTTCGGGTCGACGCCTTCGCGGCCGTCCCACACCCATTGCCAATTCCACTCGGTCGCCGGCGGCAGTGCCGCCGGGATCAGACCGGGGACTAGCAGAGCCTCGTCGAGCCACGCCCGGAAGATCCGGTCGAGCCATGCCCGCTCGAGTTCGTCACGCTCGACGCGGACATTCTGCTCGTGGAGCTGCCCGTCGAGACGGGCCGAGGAGTAGTTGTAGGACGACGCGTCGAAGGCGGCCTTGTGATAGGGCAGATTCACCCCGCGGGCGATCTCGCCGAGGATCGTCCGCGTGAACGCTTGGTGCGTGTTCGTCGGCTGCTCGGCCTTGAGCTGCGAGATGTCCCACCCTTCGGGCAGCGTCGTGAGCGTGCCCTTCTCGATCTCAATCGCCGCAAACGGGTCCACCTCGTCCACCTGGGCGGCCGGCGAGTTTGAGTGGACGAACGCAGCGAGGTCGGCGGCGATCTCGGCTGCCCGGATCACGGCCTCCGTGTACCGCCGCATGTTCGCCGTCAGCCGCAGGCACGGAGTCAGCTCCGAGAGCCCGCGATGCTGTCCGGGGCGAGTCGGCCGGAACCAATGCAGCACGTTCTCGGCGGCGATCGTGTCGTATTCGTTGATCCCGATCAGGTAGTTGCTGCCGGGGTGCGACGTGAGGACGTGGTAGGCGATCACGTTGCCGTGTCGATCCAACTCGACGCCGTCCACGAGCGAGCCGTCGGGCGAGACGGTCTGTTGGTAGTCGTACGCCGGCGAGGCGACCTGATCGGCCTCGATGAGCCGGAGGTCGAGCTGCACGCCGCGCGGGTCGAGCCGGGGATTCGTGAAGAACATGCAGAACGCTTCGCCGTCGAGGACGCGGGCCTCGGTGGCGGTGCGGAGCTTGTCCGCCAGGCGGACGGACCACGACCAATCGAAGAACGCCCGGCCGATGGCGCGGTCGGCCTCCGGCGATCCGGTGTCGAGCTGCACGCGCGGCCCGGTGCCGATCAGGTCGTTCGACTTCGTGACGCAGATCCCGTGAACGTAGGCGTTATTCGCCCGCTCGTACCGGGCGCGGTTGCGGATGATCCGCCGGACTTCGGGCGAGAGGGCGGCATTGGCCGAGAGTGCGTCGGCGTTCGCCCAATGGCGGGAGTCGTCGCTCGTCTGGGCAGCGTCGAACCGCGCCCGGACGGCCGGGCGCACGACTTGAATCGCCTTCTTCGGAGGCGACCACCGGCCGGTGCGGATGAGGTTGGCAAAGCCCATCAGGTGGTCCCCGGCGGGATGAGCTTGTTGAACCGCAGACCGCGGTGGGTGTTCGAGGCGGCCGTGGCGGCACGGGCGGCGAGGTACTTGTCAGCCTCGATCATGTCGGCGAGGGACTGCGACTCCACCTCGCCGGCGTCGGTGCGGACGCGCTTCGGCCCCTGGGCCACGGTGTCGATCTTGCTGGCAAGTTCGTCGCTCATGCCTCCACAGTCGCGGAGACGGCAACGAATCGAGAGGGGGTGTGGCGACTACTTCGCCCGCTTCGTGACGATCACCCGCTTGCCGTCCGGGCCGGCGGGGATGGCCACCTTCTTCCGCTTCCGGAATCCGCCCTCGCTGGCGGCCGGCTCGAGGCCGGTGATCGACGCCGCGACGGCGCACCCGACGAGACAGTCCCACCAATGGTTTTCACGGGCGACGGACTTCCACTCATCCACGCTGCGGCCGCGGGCCTCAACGCGGACCGGGAACTCTGCGACAAGGTGCTCGATCAGCATCTCGTGGTGTCCGGCGTGGAGCATGATCGCCTCCGGATCGCCGAGCCCGAGCCGCAGACGAGCCGACACGAACGTCTTCCAAAAGTTGGTGTCGTAGGTCGCCTCGATCTGCGTCCCCTCGGCGGTCTTGCCGACGAGCCAATTCAGCCCGGCCCGGTCGCCGCGATTTTTTCGCGGCCCCATCGGCGTGCCGGACGCCCCGACGCCCTTGCCGCGGCTCGGCAGGATCGACGCCGCGAACGGAGACGACCGGGCGAAGTTGCGCACCACCGCCGTCGACTGTCCCCAGTTGGCATCCACCATGAGCTGCGAGATCCGCATCGGCACGCCGTCCTCCCGCTGCCAATCACGGGCGAGCAGGAGCCGCGCCGTCTCGTCGAGCCCGGCCCGTAGCGCCGCCTCGAAGCCGGCACCGGGCGTGGCGAGAGCGAGCGTCTTCCGAGCCGAACCGGCCTCGAAGAACGACGCGCCCTGATCGGGGTGCGACCCGTAGGCGACCACGTGCCCGCCGAATGACTCCGACCACGAGGCCACAAGCCAGTAGAGGAGCCGGTCCTGCACGTCCACGAACGCCGTGAGCTTCGTGTGCCCGGCAGGCACGATCCCGCGGGCGATCTTCGTCGCCCGCAGCGCGAGTTGACGTTTGTCAAGCTTGTCGGTCGTGATGTCGTCAGCAAGCGGGGCGTTCTGAAACTCGGCGTTGAACGCCGCTTCGCCGCGGTCGATCCGCAGATTCCATGCGTGTTGGATCGCGGACAGATCGCCGGCGGCCTTGCGTTCGGTCCACGCAACTCGCCCGCCCTTGTCCATCTCCGCTTGCCGCTGCCGGTAGAACTCGTCGGCCGCGCCGGTGCCGGTGCCGTCCCGCTGACCTTCTCGCCGCAGCTCGGCGTATTGGCTCCAAGCGTCCTCGGCGTCCGGCCATTCGTAGACCAACTTTGTCCGCTCGCCTTGCCATGACGGGTGCCGCTGCCGGTCGAGGAGCCGGTCGGCCAGGTCGTCGGTGCGGATGACGGTGACGGTGCAAAGGCCGGCGATCGTCTTGCCGGGGCCGGCAAGGCCGAGGATCGCCCCGGAGAGCGTCCGCTCGCGAGTGGCACACTGCGAGGGGCTGGCGGCCGATTCGTCCGTCTGCGGATCGTCGATCAGCACGAGGTCGGGGCGGATCGTCTTGCCGTCCGGTCGGGTGTGCCGGAGCCCGCGAATCCGGCCGGTGATGCCGGCGACGCGGACCGCGGCACCCGACGACGCCCCGCCGGGGACGGTGGCGAGTGTGATCTGATCGGCGGTCCACTCGATCTTGGTCGGCGTTCCGTCGATCGTCTGCCCGCGGGCACGGGCGTTGATCCCTTCGAGGGCGCGGATCGGGTACGTGGCCTCCGGGTAGTCGGCCGCCAAGAGGTCGTTCTGCTCGAGGTGGCTCTTGATCGAGTCGAGCATCTGCTCGGCGATCGCCTGATCGGAGCCGATCAGCACGATGAATTGCCGGTGGCCGTTGAGCAGTGCCCACAGGCATGCCCACTCACAGAGCGTGGTCTTGCCGCTGCCTCTCGGCATTGCGAACGCGAACAGCTCGCCGCGCAACACCGCCGCCTCGATCTTGCCGATGGCTGTCAGGTGGTCGGGCGACCACGCGAGCGGGAACGACTCTGCGGCGTACGTCTCGCAGAACAGCCGGAAGTCGAGCCGGCAGGAATCGCGGCGGGCCGGATCGACGACTGCCGGCGGCGAGCCGATGTCGCGGCCGGCTGCCGAGACGCGGCGGGCTCGCTCGCCGGTGCGGGCCTTGATGTCTTCGTACCGCTCGGCGTCTCGCTTCGCCTGGGCGTCGTCGGCGCGGCGTTTCTGATCGGATCGGACCGCCATTTTTCACCGGCCGAACTTCGGGGCTAAAAAACGAAGCTGTTCTTGGCGGATCGCAGTGCCCCGATCGGGCCGAATTACGGGGAAGAACCTATCGATTGATCCGCCGCCCTCACCA